AGGGGGGGTGCTGAAAAATTTTCAAAATAAAAACAAAAGAAAATTTTTCAGTACCAGCCATTGCCAAACTTAAATATTCCCTTTTGGAAGGGAGTACTTCCGTTACCAGCCAGTCCCGAAGTTAAGTACCCCCAAAGGGGGAAACAGCTTCGTACGGCCGTAGCTGTTAAGTAAATTAAAGTTAAGTACACCCTTCTGAAAGGGGTGTGCTTAACTTACAAGGGTGAGCAGGGTTGTTTGATCTGAAAAATTTAAGGTATTTTATAATTTATATTATGTAGTTTCTACAAAATATAAGTTTGATAAGTGGTATTAAATCAAACAACCCTGCTCGCCCGGATAGGCACTTAACTTTATGGTACTTCACAGGAGCATATATTTGCAGCAACGGGTCACGTGGGTACTACACTTTACGGTACCTAACTTAGCCACTGGCCAGTGGCCCTAATTTTTCCGTGTTTTGCGTTTATTGTACATTCTATTTAGCACACTTTTAAACGTTGAGCTAATAGTTTTCACTATGTTTTTGCCGTGTGTAAACAAAGACCGTGTCTTACGTTTTCCACCTTGTTTTAGATTGATTTTTGTATTTCTATTTACGCAAAAAAACCCGCAGAAGTCCTCATAGTTCAAATCGTCGCCGTAATCTCGGGAGGCCTGAGCAGGGTTAAAAATCCTCTGTTTTTTCGCATCATAGTTTTTGACCGGGTTAGAACCATCTTTATGTGACCATGTACCATCTGGGTTCTGTCTGTACCAATGGTAGTCCGTGCCTTTATCTACAACTAACGCAACCTTACTCATACCTTTTGGACATTTTTCATAGAAGTGCGAATCTATGAAACTATTATTTAGGTCTGATTTAGTTAGTTTTTCAACTATAGGACAGGTTCGTAATGTCTCATTTCGCATAGCTTTACGTTCGCCCGATGCTGCCCCTGGCTGTTCAAAATTAACGTCGCACGATGGCTTATCTGAACACTGTTTCAGTAATTCCATGTTGATTTTATTTCCCCGTATTGCGTAGCTTAGACAGTTATGCGTATCAAGGTAGGCCTGTGATTTATTTAATATTTCTGGAATATAATTTGGTTCAGAGCCATTTGTTGGTGCTGGCTTACAGTCAATGTGTTTCTTACAAAATAATTTCCCTTCTAGTGTCTGTTTTTTACAAGGCTTTTCGGATTTATCCGCGGGACATTGGCATAGGGGTTTTTCTTTAACCCCGTGTCTGTTAGAACTCATCCTATGATGTATTTAGACTTTTATTTCCCCTATTCATTTTTAAATCCAGGGGCGAAGGTATTACTTCTTTTGTATTTTGTTGTGTTTGGCACTGGCACTGGCCTTGGCCTTGGCTCTGGCCTTGGCCTTGGCCCTGGTCTTTATTTTGTTGTGTCTGTTTATCGGATTCTTTAATGGCGTTATATTCTTCTTCAACCTGTTTTACTTTGATACGTTCTATTTTATTTAAAAAATAGACGTATTGATTTTCGTGTGTGGGTGAGACGTGGCCGTGGTGACCAGAATAATTTCCAGTTAATTCTAAATACTGCCATCCTTCGCTTTTAAGTTTTTCTAAGGTTGAATGTAGTCCAAAGAACTTTTTATCAAACCGGAAAATCGTAGTGAAATTATGGCAAACAGTGACGGATAAACTTATAGCCCATGTTATCCAAAATAGCCATACGGAATAACTGCCTGTCGGGGACTGTATGGAAAGAAGAGCAGGAACGGCAACAGAACCTATTGATACTAATGACCGTGAAATGTGATAAAATATGTCTATGTAAGTTAGTCTTTTTTCATAATCTTCTATAAGGCTTATATAACGCAGTTCAATGACCCTTTTTTGAAAGGGTGTTAATCCGACGATTGAACGTATTAAGCGTGTCAGCTCTTTTTTATTGTTGTTATATAATGTAATATTTCCTCTGTCAAGTTTATCTAATATATCTATCTCCTGTGCTGTCACGTCTATAACTGTATTTGATTCACTTGATGGCGTTGGTTTAAGAGTTGTTTCTATATGCGTGGTTATTTCTGCTGTTTCTTTAGTTATTTCAATAAAACTATTCTGTTTATTGGTTTGTATCTGTTCGCTTTGGGTTACATACATTTCTGTCTTTTCGTCAGCTGTCTCGGATGGTGGCGTTGTGGATATTAATGACTCATCTTGATTATTAGCCATATGACTCTCTTATATATTTACATTATTATATTTTAATATTAACCGTTGTAGCCTTTTATAAAAGTAAAAGTCGCCGTTTTCAACTTGATGTTATTTACCTGCCAGTGCCAAAGTTAAGTACACCCCTTTTAGAAGGGTGTACTTAACTTCGGCACTTTACGCTAAACGACCCATTTGCTCTTACACCCGTGCTCAGCACCTTCGGTGAAATTCGCAGGTTAGTAGCCAATGCTTCATCAAAAACAGCCACAATTTTGACAATAACTCTTAGGAATTATTGTCAAAAACGGGAATTTCACCGAAGGTGCTGAGGACCTGTCTAAAATATTATAAAATTGATTTATATTTTTTAATAAATAAAAAACTAAAAATGGAACCTATATTTCCAATAAGTTTTCTTGAAGATATAAGCGAAGAACAGGCTCTTATTCAGGAATGCGGTGATGGTATATATATTTCTTCTGATAAATTTAGCGTATTTATGGATTCTGATCACGTGGATTGTGTTATTTTATCAATAAAAGTGGGTGATAAATCTATAACAGCACATATTATTGGAACACACAATGATATAAACGACAGTGTATATGCCCCACTGTGGATTTGTAAATTTCTAGGTGTTACAGGTGGCGAAATTGTAGAACTTCAGCGGGTGTTTCCTTTGATTGGTAATACTATTACAATAAAACCGCATACGTCAAGTTATACTTTATTGGAAGACCCTGCTACAGAGTTACGTAATGCGTTTGAAAGGTATTCATGTATTAACCCAGGAATAGATATTCCGTTATTGGTTAATGGTGAACTGTTGACTGTTAGCATTATCGATACAGAATACGGGGAGCCTGTTTGTATCAGAGGCATTGAACTTTCGTTGGAAATCGCTACACCGCTTGATAAAGAGGCTGAAGTTGAGGAGGCACGCATTGCTGCGGAAAGTGAGGAAAAGGCTAGGATTGATGCCGAAAAAAAGGTAGTCGAATCAAACCAAAATTCTACAGGCGGTGGCGTTTCTGTAAACGGACTTCCGCACATTATAGATTACACAGCTGGCATGCTTCCGATTTCAATGATACCTAACTTCTCAAACAATAATGGTAGTTCAGATCATAATCGATTTAAAGGCGTAGGTCATCGGCTGAATTGAAAAATAAATATTCCCCGATGATTAATAGTAAGCTGTATGGATACATACACGCTACAATATGCTAGTGATCTACATATAGATGACGAATCACCGCCTTTTTCTATGCTGATTGAACCAGTTGCCACTGAATTAGCATTATGTGGTGATATTTGCAATCCGTTTTCTAAGTTATATAGCGATTTTCTGAAATGGTGCTCTAAAAAATGGAATAAAATTTATTTAATAGCCGGCAACCACGAATATTTTACAAAAAACCCTGGTGTTTTATTTACGGAAGTTGAAGAACAAATACGTCGAGTTGTTAGCGAAGCGGGATCTAATATAATTTTTTTACAAAACGAATATCTTTTTATTGAACAATATAAAATTGTTATTATTGGTTCAACCCTATGGTCTATGCCCACGCAAAGACATTGGGATAAAATTGGGGTTAATTTTATAGGTGACCCCGGTATAAAAGGGGAATATACATTAATGTATAAAAAGGACAAATATACAGGAAAACCCAGATTAGTTCATCCTAGCGATATAACAACAATGTGTTTGAAAAATACCGCTTTTTTACGGAAAGTGCTACACCCGACCTGGGGAATAGTGCCAGACGGATGGCGTGTTATAGTTTTGACACATCATTTGCCTTCTGTAGCATTAGCCGATACTAAATATAAAAATGACCCACAAATTAGCTGTTATGCCGCAAAATTAGATGATTTATTGAATGAACCAGTTGTGGCGTGGATTTGTGGACATAGTCATACAAGTCGGCGGTTTCGTTTTTTAAGTGGAACAGTTGGGTGTTTGAATCCGCGTGGTTATAAAAATCAAATTGATACGTCAGGCTATTCGCGAAAAGCAGTAATTCAGGTATACAGAGAAAATATTGCTATTCCAAGAATTTTAAATTGATTTAGTAGATGAATCTAAAAAAACACTGGCCACACATAATTGTGGTGTTGCTGTTTTTTATTTTTAGCACATACGTGTATTATAATAATAATGTATCATATGCGGATAGGCTTAATCTAGAACCTTCGTATATTATATGTATTCCAGAAGGTAATATTACAAATATATTTAATACTATTTGGCGATGCCATGAATATGCTAAAAAAACAGGGCGTATTCTTATTATTGATACACATTACGAATGGTTTAATGACGATATAAATACATATATACATTTTCACTCACCTTATATTTATGCAGGTAATCCTGAAACAATATATTTTAAAATAAAAAACCTATCCATTTATCCGAAAGGGGTTGATATTATGAATTTAAGTGGGACTGCTTCTGAAATAAATTACAGTTTGAATTCCGAGCCGGATGAAAAAATCATGGTATATAAGTCGCAAGGTCAAATGGGTGGGTTTTGCGATTTTTTACAATTTTGTAGTTTCAGTCCTGTAGTAATGGATGTATATAATGCTACCTTTTCTAGATTACCTAATCGTTATATTGGCGTCCATATAGTTAGTGATAATTATGACGGTGATATATTAGAATTTATAAAAAAGAGTCAAAAGTTATTTGAGTCCAAGGCAATATTTATTTCGTCTGATAATAGAGTTATGTCAGATATTTTTAGAAATAAATTCGGCTCAAATATATATGAATTTAGCAATAGTGGCAATGTTGTTATACGGGAAAATAAAGATGAATATCGTAAATATGTAATAGATTCGTTTGTCGATATACTTTTATTAGCTTCGGCAAACGAATATTATTATATAAATAGTAGGTCTGAGTTAAGTCTTGCTATTACAGAATTACGTGAGGATAATATATTGTTAAAAAGATTAACTATTTAGAGCCCATTTTGATAGGTTAAATTTAGCCAAACTAACATTTCAAACCGGCACTTTTGAGCCAAAGATGAATAAATTGTACAATCATTTAATAACGACGGAAGGTGGTGTAAAAAGTTAAGCTCAATTTAGTGGACTTAACTTTTTAAACCCATGCTGATTGCGAGTGTAAATTATACTCAAGACGTTAAATTTTTTATTGTATTTTAGGCAATATATCATTATGATATAAATCGTCATAATATTCTATCGATTTGCGAAAGTTTGCGGATGGTACAAACGCTATTGGGCGTTTTTTCCGAATAATTGACATTAATTTCGGAGCGGATTCACCAGTTAATGTAATTAAAAATATTGTTAGGGCTGCAGCTGACCGCTGCATTCCAGCAGCACAGTGTATTAAAATTTTTTTTCCAGTTTTATATTCCTTTAAAATTTTATAGGCAATTTCTGGACTCCATTTTGTCATATTATTGATTTCTACAGCTTCTAAATTATCGTCGACAGGAATCCTATATCTTGTTTTTATAGAATTATGGAATGGTAGGTCTTTTGTACAGTTAAATACTACTTCAATATTATTTCTTGATAGCCATTCTTCGTCCAAGGCAGAGAATCTATTGCCTAGCCAGACTCGGGGTATTATCTCATCGGCGTTTCTCATCTTAAT